CCAACACTCAAACCGTATTAATTAAAGATAATATTATTACGCTTAATGCGGCAATTGACCAAGCATCTGCGCCAAGTGCCAATGCGGGTTTAGAAATTGACCGTGGTTCTTCTGCAAATGTTTACCTATTGTGGAATGAAAATTCAGATGTTTGGCAATTCACAAATGATGGAACCACATACTACACAATTGCAGATACAACAACATTGGCAGCTGCATTTGATAAAGCCAATACTGCAAATATAACCGCAGAAGCAGGGTTCAGTAAAGCCAATAGTGCAAATGTTTTAGCACAAGCCGCATTTGATAAAGCCAATACTGCTAACATAACTGCTGAAGCGGCATTTAGTAAATCTAATTCAGCAAACATTATCGCAGATTCAGCCTACGCTTTTGCAAATAATGTAAACATTAAAGTTGATTCTGCATATGCATTTAGTAATACTGTAAATATTAAAACCGATGCGGCTTTTGTTAAAGCCAATGCGGCTAATATTACGGCTGAAGCATCATATGCTTTTGCAAACACAGTTAATATTAAAGTAGATTCTGCGTTTTCTTTTGCTAATACAGTTAATATTAAAACTGATGCCGCTTTTACTCAAGCAAATGCTGCCAATGTTTTAGCACAAGCTGCATTTAATCAGGCTAATACCGCCAATATTAAAGTTGATTCTGCATATGCATTTAGTAATACTGTAAATATCAAAACAGATGCGGCTTTTGCATTTGCCAATACAGTTAATATCAAAACAGATGCGGCTTTTGCATTTGCAAACACCACTAACATTACTGCTGAAGCTGCATTTGCAAAATCTAATTCAGCAAATGTTTTGGCACAAGCCGCATTTAATCAAGCAAATACTGCCAATGTAACTGCTGAAGCAGGTTTTTCTAAAGCAAATTCAGCTAATGTTCTTGCACAAGCCGCTTTTGATAAAGCCAATACTGCAAATATTACTGCTGAAGCGGCTTTTAATAAAGCCAATACCGCAAATATTACCGCAGAAGCTGCATATGCTTTTGCAAACACAGTTAATATTAAAGTAGATTCTGCTTTTGCATTTAGTAACACCGTAAATATTAAAACAGATGCCTCTTTTGTTAAAGCCAATGCAGCTAATGTTCTTGCACAAGCCGCTTTCGATAAAGCTAACTCTGTAACACAACAAGGTTTTGTCACAGTTGCCGCAAACGGCACCAATGTTGTTGCGGATGCAAATAATGATACTCTTACATTAAGTGCCGCAAACGGTATTGGTATCACTTCAAATGCAACAACCGATACAATCACAATTAACTTAACTCCAACAGGAGTAACATCAGGAACTTACGCTAACGCAACACATGTTCCAGTATTTGTTGTCGATGCACAAGGTCGTTTATCTTCTGTAACAAATACTGCCATTTCATTCCCAGCAGAAGCAGATACATTACAGACTGTTACAACAAGAGGTTCTACAACCGCTAATGCTATTAATATTACAAACACAACTGCATCCACATCAAACTCAACTGGTGCTTTAATTGTTGCTGGTGGCATTGGTGTTAAAGGTAATGTTTCTGCTAATGGTATTATTTTTGATGATGGTACAAGACAAACAACTGCTGCTTCTGCAGGTGGCGCCACAATTGCTGATGTGTTGGCACTCTCAATAGCACTAGGATAAAAAAATGCCAACAATTACAACCAGAGCAAAATTTAAAGATTACTGTCTAAGAAAACTAGGTTTTCCAGTTATTCAAATTAATGTGGATGACGACCAAGTTGAGGACAGAATCGATGAAGCATTGGCATTTTGGGCAGACTATCATTATGATGGCACCGAAAAGATTTATATGAAACATAAAATTACGGCAGAAGATATTTCTCGCCGTTGGATTTATGCACCTGATGCCATTACATTTGTAACTGGTGTTTTGCCATTTGATGATTCCAATTCATCAATCAACATGTTTGACCTAAGATATCAATTAAGGTTACACGACCTTTATGATTTCACATCGGTATCTTATGTTTCATATGAAATTACAATGCAACATATTCGTTCTTTACAATTATTATTTTCGGGAACACCACAGTTTAGATTTAATCGTCACCTGAATAAATTATTCCTTGATATTGATTGGGACAGAGATTTACAAGATGGTGAATATGTTATTATTGAATGTTACCGCAAACTTGTTCCAGACACAATTACTTTAACAGGAACAGTAACGGCTAACATATCTTCAAATACACTTACTGGTTATGGTACAATTTTTGACCAAGAAGTTTTAGAAAATGATTTTATTACAATTGGTACTGAATCAAAACAAATTCGCAACATTAATTCACCATCCCAAATTACATTAGTTGGACCAATGAGTGCGAATGTGAATAATGTAACTGCAACTTTGTCTGGAATTTCAGATGTTTGGAATGACCGTTTCTTAAAGAAGTATGCAACTGCTTTAATTAAGAGACAATGGGGTAATAACCTTAAAAAGTTTAGTGGCATTGCAATGCCTGGTGGCGTTACATTAAATGGTAAAGAAATCTATGATGAAGCAGAAGCGGAAATAAAAGAGATTGAAGAAGATATGTTTAATTTCAACAGTCTGCCAAGCGAAATCTTTACTGGATAATGATGAATGTCTACCAACTTTTATTTCAATAATTTTCCTGCTGAACAAATTACCTCAGAGCAATTGCTCGTTGAGGATTTGGTTATTGAAGCAATGCAAATTCATGGCATGGATGTTTATTATCTACCAAGAACATTAAAAAGTGGAAATGAAATTGATTATTTGTATGGTGAAGATACTGTTAAAGAATACCTAACTGCATATCCAATTGAAATGTATATGGAGAATGTATCAGGTTTTGATGGTGACGGAGACTTTGCATCTAAATTTGGACTTGAAGTGCGAGATGAAATTACTATGTTAGTTTCTCGCCGTAGATTTAAATACTCAACCGGTTCATCTAATTTACCAAGACCTAGAGAAGGTGATTTAGTTTTTATTCCACTCACTCGTAGTTTCATGGAAATTATGTTTGTTGAACATGAAAATGACCAAGCAATGTTTTACACATTAGGTCGTGGTCGAGGCGGCAATGTTTATGTTTATGCATTAAAGATGAAAGAACTTGTTTTTTCAAATGAGAGAATTTATACAGGTACTGCCGAAATTGATGACAACATCCGTGATTATTATACAAGAAGCCAATTAACTATGTCTCTTTCTACTGGTTTGGGAACATATGAACCTGATGAAATTGTGTTTCAATCACCAGACAGAACTCTTGCAAACGCAACCGCACAAGCTACCGTTCATACTTGGACAAAGGCTGCATCTGCAAGAACATTGGATGTTTATCGTGTAATGGGAACTTTTGCCAATGCATCAAATACAATTGGTGCAACATCTGGTGCCTACTATACAACATCAGGAACAATTAATGACAATGCATTTGATAATAATGCATTTGAAAATATTATTGACAATACACGAATTGAATCTGAATCCGATTCAATCATCGACTTTACAGAAGTTAACCCATTTGGTGAAGCATAATGCTAGGTAATGCACATTTTTATAATCGAACTATACGCAAAGTTGTTGTTGCGTTTGGTACACTTTTCAATGATATTTACCTACAAAGGTACAATAAGTCAGGTGCAACTTCATATGAAAAATTTAAAGTGCCACTATCTTATGGTTCAAAAGAAAAATACATAACAAAAATTACACAAGACCCTACATTTACAAGGTCTATCAATACTGTTGTTCCTAGAATTTCTTTTGAAATGACAGGCATTTCTTACGATTCTGGAAGAAAACAAATATCAACACTACAAAATTTTAATCAGACTACAACAGGTATCAAATCACAATATGTTCCTGTTCCTTATGATTTTAATTTTTCAATGTCAATCTATGTAAGAAACACAGAAGATGGTACACAAATCGTAGAACAGATTCTTCCTTTTTTCTCACCAGATTTTACTGTTTCGGTTAATTTTATTAATGAGATGGGCAAAAAATATGACATGCCTGTTATATTAAATTCTGTTAATACAACCACAGATTATGAAGGTGATTTTTCTACAACAAGATTAATTCTTTGGGATTTAGAGTTCACAGTAAAATCATTTTTATGGCCACCTGTCAAAGGCGACATTGGACTTATTGGTGACGCTTATGCAAATAATTCTGCAAATGGCGGCATATCATATGGTCGTGCATTTACAAATATTTACAATGAACCTAATGACAGAGTAACTCAACAAGTTACAGTAGATTATGCTAATGGTAATAACTATTTTACGACAGGCGAAACAATCAGAGTCCAAAATCGTGGAGAAATTACAGGTAAAGTAGTTTATTTTAGTAATAGTAATACAGGTACACTAATTGTTGGAGATTTAACAAGGTTGCTTGAATCGAATAATGTTATTCGTGGAGATTATAGTCGAGCAAAATATACAATTACCTCAACTCAAAAAACGCCAATTAACCTTGTTCAGATTGTTACAACAGCAGTTCCACAAGATACTGACCCGGATGACGAATTTGGATTCTCTGAAACTATAACTGAATGGCCTAATATAACATGAAGAAGTT